AAGTGATGGCGATGACGATTAGCAAAGACCTGCTCGGGAAGATCGTGGACGAGGTGTTCGACGGCTGCTGCGAGGACATCAGCGCCATCGAGGAAATCTACCGGATCGTGGCATCCCACCTCACCCAGCCTGCGCAGGCGGTGGATGTGGAGCGGCAGTGGCGCGAAATGTTCGCCATCTACGTCGCCGGGCCGATGCTCTACACCGACGACGGCGAGCTGTCGGACGCGACCGCTGCCCCGGCCATCGACTTCCTGCGGGACTCGGCGGATACCATCGCCCGCAAGCTGGCCGACCGCGCCCGGAACAATCCTCGCGCCCTTTCCGCCGAGAAGGCGGGGTGGCGCATAGAAAAGTGCGGCGACGTTTGGCACATCTCCTATACCCCCGCCTCACCCACGCCGGACAAGGAGGGGTGAGGGATGAACCGTTTCGCCAGCTATCAGCCCCGGTGCGACCGCTGCGGGAGATTCGTGCTCGAAGATGCCCCGGGCGTTTCGTGGTCGCAACAGTGGAGCTACGACAGCGAGGGTGTTCCGGATTTGCACGATCCCACGTTCCGTTGCTCGCCCTGCACCGACAAGCACGGCATCAAGCCGACGAATTGCAACGAAAGCAACGGCTCGAAATACCACGGCAGGAATGAGGCACCCCATGATCGCAGCGCCTGACATGTTTGCTGACCTCAAGCCGCCGCGTGCCGTGCCGCGAAAGCTGATGCACGTCAGCGATGCGTCGCCTGATGGCTGCTTTGGCGATGGATTGGCGACGGTCCGCCTGAGTTGCGCGCGGTGCGGCCACGAATCCGACTGGATCGCCCTGACCGTCACAGAAGCCAAGCGCGGCGTGCCGTGCCCAAACTGCAACAAGGACAAGCCCAATGAACGCTGAGCTGAGAGAGGCGGTGGAGCGTGTTAGTCGTTCGCTGCACGCTAACTACATGCCATCGGCGGGCGTGCATGTTGACCTTGAGACGATCCGCCAAGCCCTGCGCGACCAGGAGGCGGAGATTGCGCGGCTGAAAAAAGATCGAAATTGCCGCCACATGTACGGCGCGGACGGTGACGGCTCAAGCTGCTACCTGTGCGGCAAAGCGAATCCGCGCCATGCGTACTGACATCACCGCCCACCTAGGAGGCGAGAACAATGGCTGACGAAGTGACCCAGTTGAAGCAGCGCGTCGAGAAACTGACCCGCGAAGTGCGCGAGTACATCCGCGCCGAGGAAGTGCTGATCGCGGCGGGCATCGTGACCAAAGAGAAGGTCGAGCAGGCCCACGATATTGTCAGAGACTTCGCCCATGGCTGACCTGATCGCAGAGCTGGAGGGGGTGGTGAAGCAAATGGGCTTCGACTTGCCGCAATGCTACGCAAAAGATTCTGCGTACGACCTGATCAAAAACCACCACGCCGAGATTGCGGCGGCGGTGAGGTCATTGCAGAGAGTGAAGGCGATGCGAGACGAATGGGAGCGGGATGTCCAAGAGCATCTTTGTCGGTTCGGCCAACCACTTCCCGCGTCAGTCGAATGCCTGATCGAGAAGTTGGACACCGCCATGCGCGCGGGGGAGGGTGAGGGGTGAGCGAGGTAAGCATCGAAGATTTGCGCGAACACTTCCTATGCGATGCAGAGAAAGGAATCTTGACGCGCAAGGTGGCTGCGCCAAGAGCGCCCTCTGGCGCAGCGGTTGGACACCTTAGTTCGAAGGGCTATCTGCAATTCATGTTTCAACGAAAGTGGCTACTAGTGCATCGCGTCATCTTCGCCATGCACTACGGCAAGTGGCCATCCGAACATCTAGATCACATCAACAACGTCCACACGGACAACCGCATCTGCAACCTCCGCGAGTGCAACCGATACCAAAACATGCGGAACATGACCAGGCGCAAGAAACCCAAGTCTGGCTATCGCGGCGTCGAATGGGGCTCCAAGAATACCTGGAAGGCATACATCAGAGACGGCGTTCGCCAGAGATGCATCGGTAGCTTCAAGACTCCAGTCGAGGCGGCGCATGCATACGATGCGGCCGCAAGGAAGCTGCACGGCGAGTTCGCCACAACCAACTTCCCACAGGTGACGCCGTGAGCGCCGAGGACCAACCCATGAACGACGAAATCATCACTAGGCTCTTTGAAATAACCGAGCGGTTCGAGTGCTTGCAGCGAGCCGTCAAAGAGCAGGCCAACGCCGAGGACATCATGCTGCGGGCCAAGGGGATACAGCGCATACGTGGGCTACTGAAGGTTTCGGAGGGGTCGTGAGCGCAGCAGAACAACTCTGGCCCGACGTGATGGACTTGGTGACCGCCGCGAAGTACATGGGCTTTCACCCTGTCACGCTGCGCCAATGGAAAAGCCGTGGCGAGGGTCCGCCCGGAAAGAAGGTGGGAGGCCGCTGGCGCTTCCTGAAAGCATCGCTTGACGCATACCTAGCAGGAACGAAACCGCCCGCATGGCCCGCACACCTTACCGACTTGAGCCAAGGGGCAAGAAAGGCACCCTCTGGATTCGCTTCACCGCGCCCGGTGGACGCGAAATATATCGAAGCACTGGGACTACCGACCGGGCACTCGCCAGTGAATGGGCGTCGAAGCTCCACGCGGAACACTACCGGGTCGCGCGGCTAGGCGAGAAGCCGCGCCGCCAGTGGACCGAAGCGGTAACAGCGTGGCTGGCCGATCACCAGCACAAGCGCAGCCTGTCGAAGGATCTGCACAACCTGCGCTGGCTCGATCCGCACTGGCGCGGCCTGTACCTGGACGAGATTGACGCCGACGCGCTCAAAGCGGTGGCCGATGCCCGCCGATCCGAGCCGCGCGACAAGCGCCGCAGGAAGGACGGCGCGGCGTTCACCGATACGCCCACTTCGCAGTCAACCGTGGACAAGATGCTGGCGCTGGTGCGCTCGATTCTGCGCGATGCCCGAAAGCGCGGATGGATGGACAACCCGCCAGCCGTGCAACTGAAGGCACCGCCACGCGAGGATTACCGATGGCTGACGCGCGATGAGGCCGCAGCGCTTTACGACGCCCTGCCCGACCATCTGCGGCCCTTGTACCTGTTCGCCCTCGCCACTGGCCTGCGCGAGCAAAACGTGTTGCGGCTGGAATGGGCCAAGGTGGACATGCAGCGGCGGGTGATGTGGGTGAAGGCGGGATCAGCCAAGGCAAAGAAGGCCATCGGCATACCGCTCAACCGCGATGCGCTGGATGTACTGAAGGCGCAGCAGGGCAAACACACTCGCTGGGTGTTCCCGAACAAGAAAGGCAAGCCCTACGACCGTGCCAACAACCACGGCTTCAAGGCAGCGCAGGAAAGGGCCGGCATCGCGCCGCTGTCATGGCACGATCTGCGGCACACTTGGGCTAGCTGGCACGTCATGGCGGGAACGTCGCTGCGGGCGCTGATGGAGCTTGGCGGCTGGCGTTCTATCCAGTCCGTTTTGCGCTACGCCCACCTGTCACCGGAACACCTCGCGAGCGACGCGGCGAGGGTCGAAGGACTTGCCCGGAATTTGCACGGATAGTCCGTGGGTAGAGCCTTGGCAAGCCGCTATCCTGCGTTACATGGCGCTTGATCAAGGATTAAACAAACCTTTTGGAATCAATACTTAGCGTCCTGCAGGCCGGATTGAAAATCCCCGTGTCGGCGGTTCGATTCCGTCCCCGGCCACCATTCGCAAGGCATCGCAAGGTCACTTGCACGGAATTTGCCCGGATTCCGAAAGCCTCAGACAAGCGTCCGCCAGTGCCCTACGCACCCACCGCTAAACAGCCTAATTCCGCTATAAACGCCCCGGTCATCGGCCGCGCCTGACACGGCTTGCAACTTGTGGCTGTCCGAAGATCACACGCACCCCACGGTCGCGGGATACGTGTTCAAGGCGACGAACACAGGCCAAAGTGCTGCGGCCCATTGTGGCGAAGATCTTGGGCATGTGAGCGGCTTCTTTAGTTCTGCGCGAACGTTGCCCCATCCAAGCTCAAGAAGCTAGCCGGCGTGCCGGTGCGAAGCTGCACATTACCGTTGGCGAATACCTCGATCTGACAGACCGCCGACTCGGACGAACACGGGATGATCTTCTGCGTCGTGGGCCGCATATCCGCAGGCAGCGTGAACAGCGTCGTTCCTGCCGTCGTCGTTCCGGGCTTGATCATGCCCTCCAGGCAGATAAGGCCTTGTTCCGTTGCGGTGGCTTTGGCGGCCCCATAGGGCGAGCCGAACGTGGTCCACCCATTGAGCAGGGTCATGTTCTTTGGAACGCCCTTCCACTCGCCATAGATGCCGCTGTTCGTACTGGAGGACCGGCTGGCGACGTACCCGCTTTCATCCAGCGGGTAAAGCATCTGTCGCAACGGACCCTCTGCCGACTTGGTGGTTACCAGGATGCCGTTGAAGGGGAAGCCATCCGACGTGGCGGCTACCTCGATAGTGACGCCCGGGTCGTAGTTCGTGGGATACCAGGTCGGCGGGTTCTTGGCGTTGGGGAAACCGAAGTAAACAGATCGGTTGTGGAAGTTGTTGGAGCGCCACCCGTAGATTTCGGACCCCCCAAAGATGAAGTCGACAATCGCGCCCCAGATCCACGAGTTGCCCACATCGCGCGGGTGCAGGGAAACAGGGTTCTGGCCTATCGCGGTATCGTCATTGATCCACGTTCCGCGTGCCCACTCCACATCCTGCAAGTATTGGTAGGTGTCGAAATAGGCACACTTGAAGTCCCGTGCAGCGGCCTCGTAAATGCCGCGGATCTGTTCGTACCAGTACGCATTGCGCTGGTGGTTCTGCTTGTCGATGGTGGGGTTGGGGCCGACAAGAAGAATGGATGTCGATGTGACATCGCCATTGGTTACGTTGCGGATCGCCTGCAAGCCGGCACGCAGGTTGTTCCTGAAGGTATCCAGCCGCGTACTGTTCGGGAAGGAGGCGTCATTGATGCCCGACTTGAGGATGACGAGGTGCGCCGGGGTGGCGCTGTTGACGCCGATATCTGGCGCAGGGTTCCAAGTCGAAAGGTTGGAGCCGCCCACGCCACGATTCGTGACGGCGAAGTAGTTCTTAACACCCTTGGCTGACACCATATTGGGTAATAGCTGCGTCAGAAAGAACGGGCTGGATAGGAAATTGGACCCGCCCTGTACCGTCGAATCTCCGTAGAGATAGCATCGAATCGGAATGTGCGTGGCCTGCATGACGTTATAAACCGGCCACAGGTATTCTTTCCCGTAGGCAATCGGCTTCTTGCCACGGTAGGTGTTGAACTGCTCCGCGCCGCCATAGGCGTCCGCCACCATCAGCTTGCCCGAGCCCGCCACATCAATGCCGTAGGTGTTGGTCGGCGGGGCGGACATAGCGAACTCGCCCGGAGGCACCAGCAGCGTTCCCTTCGTGCCTGCTGCGGTGACGGCAGAGCCCACCTGCCCCAGGTTGTCCGTGAACGACGTGTTGGCGCCGAAGTCGGCGATGGATGCGGTCTGCTCAAGCAGCTTGTCGTTGACCGTGCGCGCCACGGCACCGGTGCCGGATTCGGTGAAGCCGACGAGCGATGCACCGGTAGTCGCTGCAAGATTGGGTCGCAGCAACAAGTCGCCCGTAAGCGTGGTGTCACCCACCTCTACACCCGTGCCGTCCGCGTTGACCACCAACGGCATAAGTGGCTCCAGACGTGGGATTTGCCCGTCCACGTCCGATAAGCCACCAGGCAGTCGCAGTGCGCGATCGTTCTCATCAGCGAGTTGCTGGATCTGCATCTCCAGCCGATCCATCGCATCCTCGTGCATGGTCGGGAAGAACGCGCCCTGGTTCGTGAAGTCCGTGGGCTGCACATACGCAAGGGCTCGCCGGACGTAGAGGTTATGGCCTGCGTCGACCGGTGACGCCGTGCTCACAGTGAAGCCAGCCTGATCACCCGACCCCGCAATGGTGTAGTCGGTGTTCAACACCAGTGGCGTATCCGCACCGGTGCTTTTGTCGACCAGCGAAACAAGCACATCGGTGTCATCGAAGATGCGCCATTCGCAGGAAAAGCCGGCGGCGATGCCGTTACCCGGGAAAACATCCGAGGCCTTGGTGGTGGAAACGGTCACGATGCAGACCTCCAGAAATGAAAAAGGCCGCTCTAGGCGGCCTTGGGGAAGAAACAAAAAGCCCGCCGGGTGGCGGGCTATTGCGTTGCGGTGTCGAGGTTGGGCGCTCTGCTTGGAGTGGCCTGGTCGACCTCCCACCAGTTGGGCCGGTGCTGCTGTCGAGCACGGGCCTTCATGCGGCTGAGGTAACCCGGCGAGAAGTAGTCGGAGAGTTGGTTGAAGATCAGCCGGTCCATCGCTGCCCGGGTGTACCAAAGCGAGGCGCCTGGCACGTAGGACTTGAGCGTGTTGACCACGTTGGGTCCTTGCGGGCGCAGATGCTGCAGGGCCGCTGCATCCGGGTCGGTGGATGCGGCAATGGCCGCCTGTGCGGCATTGAGCGGCGCGGCGATGTCCGACACCAGCGGTCCGGCGGCACTTTCGGCCAGCGTGGAGCCGTGGGAGCCGTAGGTGTTGATCAGAAAATCGCCATAGAGACCCAGGCCGCCGCCGGTTATCATCGCCGCCAGCCAGTTCTTGCGGCCCTCGCTGGTCGTCAGGGTGAGCGTGCGCGGATCGCGGCCGAAGATGATGTCGCGGATGCCGTTGGCCACCGCTCCACACACCGTGGTGCTGGCGATCAGTGCGGCCATGTAGGCCGCTGACCCGCGCTTGGTTTCGAAGCCATGCAGCGCACGCTTGATGTGCGCCTCGAACATCTCGAAGCTGAAGGACTTGAAGGTGGTGAAGCTGCGCAGCAGGAAGGATCCCAGGCCGCCGTCGTCGTTGCGATCGGCCCCCGCGCGCAACCGGCTCTTGGCATGCGGCTCGATCACCGCCCGGTCCTGCTCGCCGTAGACGAAGGCCATCAGGTTGGCCGCAGCGCGGTCCTTGGCTAGGGTCGGGTGCTCGTTCGTGATCGCCGCCAGTTGGGCGTCCGGAATGCGGTAGATCGCCTCGGGCGTGATCAGCGTATGGTTGCCGCCCCAGTCATCCGGCATGGCCAAGCGCATGATCTGCCAGTCGGTCTCGGTGATGCCCGCATGCTTGATGAACCGCTGGTCGGCCTCATTGAGTGTGGCCAGGTTGTCGTGCTGACGTAGCGCCTTGCCGACCTGGTCCATCATGCCGTAGCTGAAGGCGCGACGGCGAGCCTCGGTGAAGTACGGCAGCAGCGTGACCTTCATGAAGGTGTTCGTTAGGCGCGAGGACCAGCCATGCGACCCTATCTCGCCGCCGTAGCGGGCCAACTGCTGGGCGTAGGTGCGGACCATCAAGCCGGCAGACGCAGCCAGTTCCTGGTCGGACTTGAGGAACGGGTGAGCGTAGGTCGTGCGCAGGTTGTTCAGGAACAGCTTGAACTTCGGGATGCCGTTGACGTGCGCGGTCAGGTGCATGGTGGCGTGGTCGCTGAAGGACGAGATCAGCGATGATCCCAGCTTGAGGACCTGTAGCTCGCGGTAGACCTTGATCACCTTGCCGTGCACGGTCTCCGGCGGCGGGGCGCCGTTGCCGGCGAGGTAGTTGTAGAGGCGCACCAGCCCGTTCGCCGCCTTGTCGAATCCAGCCTTCTTCGCCGGGTTTGCATCGGTCGCCTTGGCCGTTTCCTGGTTCACGAAGTGCGCGAACTGCCGGTCGGCGTTGGGACCGAACTGCTCGATCAAGGCGATGTCGCGGGACAGCCGGCGGATGTGCCCCATCATGGCGTCCAGCACGCTGCGCTCGGAGAACTGGCGCATGGCCTGAAGATAGGCATCCGCGCCGCTTAGGTGGATCTGCCGTTCGGACGCGTTGCGGTTGGCCTTGATGCCGCCGCCTAGGCGCTCGCCGCCGATGATCTTGTTGGCGCCGCCGGTGACCACGCTGCGCCATGCCTCATCCAGGAAGGCGCGCAGCTCCGGTTCGCTGTAGCTTCGGCCGTCCTCGTGCACGTACTGCGCCCTGTCTAGCAGCGGCAACATGCCGTCCGTCCACGCCTGCTTGCCGACCTTGAGCAGCAACGTGCGAGACCAGCTGTGCGGCATGCCCCAGTTGTCCAGCCGGCCGATATCGCCGCCGTCCGCGTTGAATCGCTGGCGCAGCCGTTCGGCCACCTCGTGAAAGTCGGCGGCCGCCTTGCGAAAGGCTTCTGGAACGGTGGTGTCGCCATGCAGCGCACGCACCAGCGCCGATTCGGCCGCCTTGTCGCGCAGCAGGTTCAGGAACTTGCCGCCGGCAACGTTCCAGGTGCGGGTCATGAACGTGCTTGCGCTGGCCTCGATGCCCTGCGCCAGACCTTCCACCGACACGATGTTGTTCTTGCCGTCCGCTTCGGAAGTCAGCATGCGCGATAGCGCGCTGAGCCCGTCCTTGTCCGCTCCTGCGGCCACCTGGCTGTCGATGTAGCTGCGCATCCGGTCGTGCGCCTTGATCGCCATGGCTTGGCGGTGTCGGCGTTTGGCCGCCTCGTGGGTCAGCGCCGTGGCCGCATCCTGCCCGGCCTGGCGCAGTTGCTCCTCGGCGGTGAGCTGCTGCCAGCCTTGCGGGTCGGCCGCCGCCAGCCGGCGCATGCTGAGCCGGATGCGGTTCTCGATGTCGCGGGTTTCGACCTGCGTAGGGCGCCGTCCCATGGCGCGGCCTACGGCATCGATGCACTCGGCCTTCATGCGTCTGCTCCAAAGCGCAGGAAGCACGCCACCGCGGCGCCGATACCTTCGGCTTGCCGCTGGGCTTCCTGTACGTCAAGGTCGGCCGCGCGCAGGGCGTCAGCGGCGGTGGTGCCGTCGTCTAGGACGAGGTCGGGGTTTTCCTGGGCGATCTGCCGGGCGAGCGCAACGTCTCCATCTCGCGCAGGATCGAGGCGTGTTCCGTCGTCAGGCGCTCCATTTGCCGCAGTATTTCGCGGCTGCGCTGGGCCAGCGCTTCCATCCGCTCGGACTGCTCCCGCGCCTTCTTCGGTGTCAGCGGCACGGCCAGGCGCTACGTCGGCTCGTTCGGATCCACCAGCCGGATGTTGCGCGGCTTCAGACCCTGGTCGACCCACCCCTGCACGGTCTGGCTGACGCTCGGCAGGTGGTCGTGCGGGCTGTTCGGCGCGGTCGTAGCGGAGGCCGGCGGCTTTGCGTCGCTGCTTGTCCGCGTACTGGTCAACTTCCGCAGTTTTGACATCAGACCCTTTGCCATAGCTTAACCCTACGCCCTTCTGGCGTACCATGCCAGTGTCAGTGTCGGCCACCAATTCCAGCCGGGACAGCCGATCGCGCACGCGCTCCATGGCCGCCGTTACGTCCGACTCAGAACGGCCCTGCGCCACGAATTCGTCGCCGCCCCGGTGGAAGACGTTACCTTCACCCAGTTCGCGGGCCATCAGGGCGCCAATCTGGCGGATCACTACGTCGCCCGCCTCGTGGCCCAGCGTGTCATTCAGCGCCTTGAAGTTGTCAGCATCGGCGAACACCTGCACCGGCAGGAGCTGTCCGGTTCGCTCCGCCTCGGCGCGCGCGGCCATGTTGCGTACGCCGGCAATCGGTTGGCCGGCGACCTTGGCCTGGTGGGCGTCTTGCTCCTGCAGGTCCAGAAGCTCACCCTGCTCGACGGGTGTGAGTTCGCCACCTTGGCGGCGCCGATCCCGCAGTTCGCGCAACCGTGCCTCATAGGGCGCCGGCTCGATGCCGGGAAGCGTCATGGTTTCATGCGTTTGCGATGGCGGGTCCAAGGCGTCGGCAGGAATGCCCGCCTCCACCATCGCATCCCGCACCGCATCATCAAGCCCCACCTCCGCTTCCGGTCGCGGCGCGAACGTCGCATCGCGCACGATCGGATCCACGGCCACTGCCTGCCCGTCCACCAGCTGCGCCTGTGCGGTGTCCAGCGCGGCGACATGGGCCGAGGCCGACTTCGGATCGGCTGGCACACCCGGCGCACTGTCGGTCACTCCCTGCGCCGCCTTGGCCGTCAGCGCAGCATCGATCGCATCGGCCGATGGCTTGGCGCCCTCGCGGGTCGGCAGCAGGTGAAAGGCGCCGCCGATGATAAGGTCCGCCGCAATCGAGGCCCCATCGTTCCAGCGCTGCTGCTCGGCCTGCGCGGCATAGCCATGGTCGGCCAGGATCATCGAATCCAGTGCGCGCGTGCCGGCGCCGAAGCCGGCATTCAGACCAGCGCCCGTCAGCGCCCGCACGATCGCGGTTTTTCCAACTGCAGAAAGGCCGCCACTGGCCAGCAGCGAGGCGCCCGTGAGCGCGCCGGACGCCTGCGCGGTCTGTGCGTCCACGCCCTGTGCTTCCAGGTCCTGCGTTCGCTCATAGCCCGTCGTGCCCGCCGCCAGTGCCATGCCCGCGCCCGGAGCGATCAGGTTGCCCACGCCCACGCGAGTCAACACGTCGGTCGCACCGAACAGCGTGTTGCCGACAAACCCAGTGGTCTGCGGATCGGGACGGTAGTAGTCGGCCGCGGACTGGCGCAGTTGTTCGATCGGCTGGTGGGCGGCGTACTGCCACGTCGTGCTGAAGTAGTCCTGCGCGTCTTTCTTGATCTGCTCCGGATCGACGTCCAGGCCACCCAGGTAGCCGGCATCGATCGAAGGCATGCCAGTGGCCGCGCCGGCCACCGACAATGGCGCGCCAGCCAGGCCCGAAGGAACGCCGGCCAGTCCCTTGTAGGCCCCAGTGAACACGCCAGGGCTATCCGGTTGCGCCTCCGCAGGGGCGGCACCGTACAGCGCATCGAAGCGCGCCTGTTCGTCGGCGGTGAGTTCCGTGTCGGTCATCGCATGCTCGCCAGCTGCTCGGCCGTGGGCGCCGTGATGGGGCCGCCTTGCTCGCTAGTGCCGCCGACGCGCAGCGTGCCGGTGGGCTTGAAGGGGGCGACCTTGGGCGCGGTTGGCTGCGCCTCCGGCGGCGCAATGCGCAAGATGACGGGCTGGCCGTTCTTGCCGCGCAGCGGTGCGGTGCCGTTGCTCACCGCGTAGACGCCCTCGCCCAGGCGGTCAAGGTCGTAGCCATCCAGATCCTGCGTATCGGCGCCCGGAACGCTCGTGCGCGCCGCCTCCCACTGCTTTGCGGCCGCATCCTTGAAGGCGTTGAAGTCCATGCCGTAGGGCGGCAACACGTTCTTGCCGTTCCACTCGCCCACGTTGCCGATCACGGCGCGCGCCGCCTTGTCGGCGATCACCGAGTCAAGGATGCCGTCGTTTTTGCCCGCCTGCGAGGCGAGGCCGGCATACATGGCGCGGAACGCCTGGTAGGCCTGCGCTTCATCCTCGCCATCGCCGCGGTAGGCATCGCCCACCACAGTGCTCCAGATCGAGCGCAAGCCGCTCGTGGCGCTGTCGCTGGGCATGGCGAACTTGGCCGATCCGATCGTCGCCTTGTCCGCTTCGGTCGGGTTCAGCAGCGCATCGCCGCGCAGCAGGGTCTGCGCGATGTCGGTCGCATCCATCGATACCGGCGCCTTCCACCACAGCGAGCCGGTGGTGCCCACCTGCGCGGCGCGGCCGTTGCCCATGATCCGGCCGGCGATGGCCACGGTCGGCGACTTGTCCTTGAGTGCTGCGACCACCTGCCCATACTCAGCCGGCGGCAGCTGCTGCGACAGGGCACCTAGGGCTGCGGCCTTGTTCGGCGCATCGAAGGCGTTGAAGGACGCGCCCAGGGCCTTGGCCTCGTCGTCGCTGAGCAGCTTGTAGGGCGTGCCAAGGCTGTCGCGAAGAGCGCGCGCAGGCCCCATCCGGGCGGCGATCGATCCGGCGAGCTTTTCAGGACCGTCCAGGCTCAGCGGCTGGAAGTCACCGATGCCCGCCTGTCGCGCCCAGGCGACGGGGTCGGCCTGCCGCGCCTTGAGCGTTTGCTCGGCGGCGCGGCTCAGCGCCTCGAAGTCCTGCTGCTTGACCGCGAAGTTCTCCCCCGGCTGCGGCTTGCGCGCCGCGATCAGGTCCTGCATCTGCTGCGGGTTGAGCGTAGCGACGGTCTGCAGGTCGTGCCCGAGCTGCTGGTCGGCCTGGTAGGCACCGAAGCGCTGCATGCCCTCGCGGTCGCCGAAGGCGCTGGTGTAGTCGGCCAAGGTCAATGGCTGGGCCACGCCCTGACCGGTGCGGAAGGCGGCGGTGTCGTCGCGCTCGCGTTGTTCGATCGTGCTGCGCAGGCTCACCCGGCCTTTGTTCGCCTCGGCGCGGGCGCGGTTGTAGAGCTCCACGACACTGCCCGTATCAAGCGCATCCACCATAGGATTGCCCGATTTGCCAAGCTGCCCCATGGGCGCGGCGCCCTCGCCCGTCCCCGGCACGATCATCCCGCTGCCGTTCACCGTGACTGCGGGATGTGACTCCGGTAACTTCGATTGCCCCATCGCGGCGGCCACGCCGGCCTGTACCTGCTCGGGCCGGTACGGGTTGCCGCCGTTCTCGTGCGCGATGACCGCGTTCGTGAAGGCGGTCAGCTGCGCAGGATCCTGCAGATCGACCTTCGCGCCCGGGTCAACGCCCATCGACTGCGCCACGGCGCCGATGTAGGCCTGTGTATTGGCCTGTCCGTTTTCCTTGGCCGGCGACCATTGGCCGATCAGATCGGCGACCGTCTGTGCACCATTGGCCTGCAGGTGCTGGGCGTTGAGCGCCAGCGCGCGGATGCCGGCCTCGGGCGTGGCGAACGATTCGTAGCGCGGATCGGCCGAAGCAACCTTGCCCTCCCACTGCACGCCGGACTGCTGCAGGTTGCCGGGGTTGTTGTTGCGGATCCCGCGCGGCGCGTTCGGGTCGCCGGCATAGGCCTGGCCGGAAGGGCTGTAGCGGCCCAGCTGCAGGCGCGCGGAGAAGTCCTGCAGGGCCTGCTCGGGGTTCTGCAGGATGTAAGCCTCGGCGTTGGCCTTGTTGGCCGCCTCGAACCCGGCCTGCACCGACTTGGTGAATTTCTCCACCTTGAAGGCCGTCGCCTCGGGGGCCTCGCCGTGCGCCTCGCCGTACTGCTTGATCGTGGCGATGCCGTCGTTGAGTGCGAGGTTGGCCCCGCCCATGTCGCCCGCGGCGGCCTTGGTCGTGGCCGAGGACAGGGCGCTCCCGACCGCGCCCTCGAACGCCTGCGCCTGGTACTTGTCGTTCTCGCCCAGCGCGTAGCGGTTGGCCCGGTCCAGTACCTGCAGGCGATGATCGGCATAGAGCTGATCGAACTGCGCCTGCTGCTCCGGGTTGGCCAGGCCTGCGCGGTACTTGGTGGCGAAGTCGTCCAGCGTTTTGCGCGCCGCGCCGGGGGCCTGCAGGGCGTTGGCCCCCTGGTAGCTGTAGACGCTGCTCGGCTTGCTCGGGTCGAACAGGTCCGCTTCCTGCTGCGACAGCGCCACGCGGGCGGCGTTGGCCTGCGCGGCATTGGCCTTTGCCAGCTCGCGCTGCTGGATGTCGAACACGCGATCGGCCGCACCCATGAGGGCGCCGCTCACGCCTCCGTCCAGCCCGCCGGCCGTGACGTTGGGGGAGCCGCCCATCGGTACGCCCGAACTCTGCGGCGCGATGGCGCCTTCGCTGAGGCGGGGAACGATGACAGGCATCAGGTATTCCACCAGGTCGTGGTCGTGGACTGAGGGCCGCGGTACGTGCCGCCGGTCAGCAGCGTGCCGCCGCCGGATCCGCCGCCGTTGAGGGTGGCCGCGCCGCTTGGCTTGTAGTACCCCGCCGCCTGCGAGGTGCCCTGCAGGAAGGTCCCGAACTCCTGCGCCCGGCCGCTCCACTTGGCGAAGGCCTGCCGCCCCTGCGCTTCCAGGCCCTGCACCTGGAAGCCGTAGGCCTTCATCGAAGCATTGATGCGCGCCTGACGTTCATCCTGCTCGGTGAACATGGCGGTGTCGCCGAGGATGTCAGCCGCGCTGCCGGTAGAAAAATCGACGTTGTTCGCCGCGAAGGCTGCCAGTTGCGAGCCGCGCTGGAGCTGTCCGCGGATGCGCGCCTGGTCGGCCGCATAGCTACCCTCCGCGTTGGCGTTGATCGCCTGCTGGTCGGCCAGCTTCTTGTCCTGCTTGGCGACATCCTGCTGGTAGTGCGACGCCTGGTTCTCGGTGTACATGCCATAGGCCGTACCGACCGCGGCGATGACGTAGGGGATTACTGCGGGGTTGCACACAGGAGGAACCTCGCATAGGGCTCAGAAACGCGGAAAGAGGCCCCGAGCCATGCCAGCCAGCGCATGCACAGGGTGTTGTCGGTGAGGAGCACGTTGGACAGGGCGCGGTAACGGGTCAGCAGTTCGCGCACCACCGGCTTGGATGCCCGGACGAAGGCGCGCCAGTCGCGCTGCAGGCGGTCGGTGCCGAGCAGCCACGCGGTGCCAACACCACCGCCCAGTAACGTGTCCTGCGTGACGCCGAACAGGGCCACGGGCTCGCCATCGAATAGGGCCGTCCAGTGATGGCCGAGGCAGCCAATGGAGCGCTCCAGCGCCGCCAGCGGCTCCAGGCCGCCCAGCTCATGGCACTCGCGGCGGTCGATCTCGCGCATGCGTTCGGCGATGTAGGGAAGGTGCCACGCTTCGACCGGTACCACGCGAACCTCAGCCACCGGCCACGCTCACGTCGGCGATGAGGCCCAGGATGGTCAACGGCAGCGGGTCGTCCTGCCGCACGAACACCCTTCCCTGCGTGTCCCAGTCGGCGTCGATGTAGGCCTCGATCAGGTCATCCTGAAGCGAGTTGGGGTTGTAGTAGCCGTCCGACACGCGCCGGGGCTTGGTTTCGCGCAGGTGGTCAGCGTCCTTGCCGATCTTGGCCCCGCGGGACTGTGTGACGATGAGCGACACCTTGGTGATCGACTTACGCCGATCACGCACGCTCTCCTGCCCAAGCGCGTTGACCTCCAGCGTTTCGAAGTCGGCCTGGATCGGCAGGCCGATGTGCACCACCGCCGCCGGGGAATCGAGCGTGATTTCACCGCCTGTGACGGTCTGGCGCGGCTTCACGTTGCCGTCTGCCAGGCAAGCCACCGTCTGTCCTTCAAGGTGATCGAGGCCGGAGAACGTCAGGGGGCAGAAATCCCAGGCGGTGAGCGCGGTCGCGCGCAACGGCACATCGATCAGCCCGACTGGCCGCACCGTGACCACGGTCGCGCTGGTGTAGCCGGTGATCTTGACCGGCTTCATCACGGTCTCGGGGTTACCGTTAGCATCGACCGTATCGGCGTAGAGCTTGACCCAATTGCCGATGTTGCCGGCGGCAAAGATGCCGCTGCTACAGGTGAGTGTCAGGTCCTCATCGCCCATCCACGTCGTGCCGCCGGTCAGCGTCATCGTGGCGCCCGGCGCCAGCGCGGTGCTTCGCCCGTCATAGGACAGGCCGGCATCAACGAAGAAGTAATCGCGCTGGTCGCTGAAGAATCGCGCTTCCAGCCGCTCCACGTAGCGCACCGTGGCGCCATTGATGGTGCGCCGCACGATCAGGTAGACCGCGTCCTCGGAGCCTTCGGCCACCGTGCACACCGATTCGACGAAGCCGTTGACGGTGTCGCAGTGAAACCAGCCCATGACCTGCTGCTCTTTCATGTAGGCCAGGCCGAGCAGCACGCCGTCATCGCGCACGGCCCACACCACAGAGAACGGCGTTTGCTGGTAGGCCCAGTCCACGATGGTGTAGCCCTGCACCAGGTGCGAGGCGAACACGGTCAGGTCATTGCCGGTGTAGCTGTCGACCGCGAACTGGTAGCCGATGTCGCGCACGTAGGCGCCCCGGCCTTGCACGAACAGGCCGCTATCGCCGATCACCAGCCCCGGCAGGCTGGAGGCGCCATAGTTCGACTGGGGCGAGAAGCTGATGGTCGACGGCGTGATGACGTTGTTCGCCCCGCCGCCGGCCTTCCATTCCGCCCCCGTGGTGAGCATGACCATGTCTTTCAGCGGCAACAGGTCGGTGATGGCGTTGACCTGCTTGGCTGAGAGCGTGGCGGTGATGGCGTCATCGTCCGCCGTCGGCACGCTCTTGCCGAAGCTGGAGAAGTTGCTGATCTTGCTGGTCCAGATCGTCTGCGGCCGGTTGGTCGTGCCGGCAAACCACAGGCGGCCTGCGAAGTATTCGACCTCGCTCGGATAGCCGGTGTTGGGGCCCCATGCGCCCATGGCCCATACGTCGGTCGCGTTGATCGCGCCCTGGGCGTACTCCTTCACCGAGATCGCCGCACCATTGGCCGGTGCCTGGTAGAAGGTGATCGTGTGCGCGACGTTGTCGATCGTCCAGCCCTGGTCAGCCATAGATCACTTCGCCGGAAGCATGTTGTGGGTGCTGATGTACCGGCCACGCTCGCCGCCGGCCGGATAGTTGCGGTCGCCCGCATAGATCTTCGCCACCGGCTGCACGCCGGCATCGGTGACGCGCACGATCCGCTCCCACTGGAAGTTGAGATCGTCCCCGCCCACCGGCAATGACAAGCCCTCAAGGGCCTCGCCGTAGACGTAGCCGCGCTCGCGCGTCTCGCACTTGGTGCACTTGGAAATCACCACCCAGGCGCCGCTCTCGCTTTCCAGGCGCCAGCACGGCTGCCTGCTGACGCCGAGCATCTGTGCCTCGTCGAACTGCACGTCGAGCGTGGCATGGTCAACGCACGCGATACGCTGGCCCTGGCACTCCACGGCCACAATGCCGCCCGGGATGAAGCTTCCGATCGCCACGCAATCGTTGACGGGCCCCGTGGGCTGCGTCGGCCGGTTGGGGTCATCGGTCACCGGCGCACCGGCGATAGTCACTGCGTACAGCAGCGGGTTGTTCGAGGTGTTGCCGGCAAGCGAGAAGGTTTTGGTGGTGCCGTCGCCTGTCAGCGACCAGCTTCCACCAGGAGACCCCGACCCACCCACGACACCCGATGGCATGGGCTTGACGACCAGCGCGTTGACCGTCGTGTCGGAAACGTAGCCGGTGATCTTGGCGATGCCATAGCCGGAGTCGACGTAGCGCCAGAGCACGCCCACGGAGTAATTGTTGGTCCCGTCGCTGCGCACATCGCCCGGGCCGTCCCAGGCCGAACCCTGATCGTGCTGGGGCGCGTTGCCTCCGGTCAGCACGTAAGTGCCCCCGGTGCTCACCTGGTCGGCGATGTAGGTCTTTCCCGCGTTGCGGCGCGTCGTCCCCACCGTGACGCCTTTCTCACCCGAGGTCCACGGCTTGTAGGCCGACAGGTTGGCGTTCTCCAGGTAAAGCAGCATGCCTACCATGTCGGCGGTGAACGTGCCGCCCGTGTTGCATGTCACGGTCACGTTGCCGCTGATGCCGCTGGAGGCCATCTTGACCGCCTGGTTGGGGTTGACCGGCTGGAACGGCCCCTCGTAGACGACGTACTCGCCGAAGCTGAAGGAGGAGGAGCTCAGGCGCTTCAAGGTCTGCGGCGGGTAGCTCTTGTGCACCAGCTGCATCACGTCGGCCGACTGGGTAAAGCGAACCGCCCAGATGTCGGCTTCGGTGTAGGGCGTGGCTACTTCCACCGGAACGCCGCCGCTGACCAGCGGCGCACCGTTGGCGTAGAAGCGCGCGTAGAGGTGCCCGAGTTCGATGACGTAGGTCTGCTCGGTGTTGAACTGGAACGGGATCAGGCGGCTCTGACGTGCGCCGCTGTCCTTGGTGGGGCTGATGTAGCGCGTGCCCGGGCGGTTGTAGCTGCCGCCGTAGGCCGAAATGATCATGTTGCGACAGGTCTTCAGGCTGTTCGCGTAGCGCTGCAGATCGGTGCGCGCGTACAGGCTCGGACTGATCTCGCCGCCCGTGAAAGAGGGCTGGGTGAGCCTCATGCGCGGGCCTGGATGGCGATCGAATCGGCCCGCGGGTCCTCGGTCGATTCGTTGAGCGTTTGCGCCTTGGCGCGGACCAGCGTGGCCAGGTACTGCTGCTTGGCGTTGGTCGCCACCTGCGGACCCGTGGGTGCGCCCAGGAACGGGGCGGCAATCTCCATGGCGATCCGCCAGGACAGCGCATCACAGAACCCGGGGTCGAACTGGTTGGGATCGGTGACCTTGGCCGTGTAGAACAGGTACGCCTGCGGCAGATCGGTGACGATGATCCGGCGGCGCGTGGTACTGGTGGCCGCCTCGCTCATCACCTGGAAAGGCACCGGAGGTCGCGCCAGAGTCAACCCGTTGGCCTGCCCGATGCCGTAGAAGTCCCAGTGGGCATAGGCGAAGCCGGCGAGGTTGCGCACACCGCAGCTATCCGAAAGCAGGTGCGCCGCATGACAGTCCAGCGGATAGGCGTACTTGTAGCTCCAGCCCGGCGGCGGATCGCCATCCACGAGGGCCAGCGCAGCGACGCTGCTGGCAAAGTTCCACGGGAAATCCCGCAGCACCATCTCCACGCAGGTGGCATACCACAGGCGGTAGAAGTCGCCAGCCTTGCTCTGCTCGGCCGGATCGCCGATGAAATCGGACACGCCGATGCGCGAGAGCCCGTGGTTGTAGATCTGGATGGCCGATGGCATCGCCTGTCCTCAAAAAGAGAGAGGCCCCGAAGGGCCTCTCGATTCACTTCACGTTCGGCGCTTACTCGGCCGGCGGTTCGGGCTCGGCCTTTTCGTTGGCCGGCACGGGTTCGAACCAGGTCGAGCCATCCTTCAGTCGCGCTTTGTCGACCTCGAACCCCTCGCCGATGACGCGGTACTGCGTGCCATCGTGGCCGTTCTCGGTCGCCCGCACTTTCACGGTTGCCATGGATCAGCCTCCTTACTGGACGGTGAAGCCGGACTTGTACGGCCGGTTCAGCTGCAGCGTCGGCGTCAGGAAGGCATCGAACGCGCCCGCCGTGAGCGGACCGTTGGCCACCGTGTAGCGCACACCCACGTACCGGCGATACAGCCCGGCCGGCAGGCGGATCGCCACCAGCTGCGTGCCCGCCGCCGAGAAGCTGCCGAAGGCGACGGCCGGGGTCGAGAAGTGCACCTGGGCGTTGGTGGACAGGCCGGCATCGTCGGCCGATTCCAGCGTGACGGTCAGCGTGGCATCGCTGCCGGTATCGGTGCAGGCGACCGCCGTCTGAACGACAAGGTACAGGTCGCCCGGGCCGGAGCCGATGTCGATCTTGGCGTTCGGCGAGATGGCCGCCGTGTTGGAGGTGCCACCCGCGAGGGTGGAGAAGATGTCGAGCACGTTGCTCGAAATCGCGGTGCTGGTGACCGCCTGCGAGTCCGAGAACTCGGTCTGCTTGTCGACGTACATAAGAGTGATCCTCGTCTAGGGATAGGGGTCGGGCCGCCGATCAGGTCAGCGCGGTCTCGGTTTCGAGGATGCGATCCAGCGTGCGCACCGGCACGCCGAGGACGGCCAGGCCGCCTTCGGAGACGAAGCCCGGTTCCACGTTGCCGTACTGCTGGAAGGCCGCCTGGATGGAGAGCACCTGCTGGGACTTGTCCAGCGCGCCCACCGAGAGCATTTCCTTGACCGAGCGGGAGGCGTAGAACACCGCCTTGCCCATGCCGCGGTGCGGAATGCGGGCGAGCGCCTTGACCATCAGCTTCGGCAGCCAGGTCGCCGCGGTGTTGGCTTGGGTGCCGGACTGGCCCAGCAGGTCGGTCATCGAGATGTTCGCGATGCGCACGACGTAGCGCCAGTCCTTCACATGCAGGCCGCACTTCCACTTCCACAGGTCGGCGTAGGCGCGGAACCGGTTATTGCTACCGTCGAACGCATCGATCTCGCCCAGGTCCTGGTGGTACAGGCCCGCCTGCGAGCCCTTGGGGAAGATGCCGGTGACGGTGTTCTCGCCCCACACCACCAGCCACACCGAGGTGCAGTTGCCCGAACCGCCGCCGTTGACGACGTTCTTGGCCACTTCGGAGGTGCCGGTGCTGATCGTGTTGTAACGCTGCGCCAGGCCGTTGAACTGCTCGGGGTTGATCGTGGCGTCGCCGTAGATCACGGCCTGCGCCATGGCCTGGTTCATCGCTTCGATGAAGGCCTGCGCCTCGGACAGGCGGAAGTCAGCACTGTTGCCGTTGAGGTCGGCCAGGTCCTTGTCGATCTCGGCGCGGGTTTCCAGGATGCCGCACGCATCCTCTACGGTCGCACGCAGCGACTTGGACGGCGGCACGCCCTGGTAGAGCTTGCGCCAGATCGCCGCCGGCAGGCCGGTGCGGATGGAGGCGCGGTGGCCGGTCGGGAGGTTGCCCTCCTTGAACGGCATGTCCAGCAGAAGCTCGTTCGACTGCGACAGCAGTTCGGCGACCTTCGAAACCTTGCCATCCGGATCGATGGACTTGGCCCAATCGAGCAGCGTGACAGCGCCCGACGCGGTGGTCAGAGTACCCATGGGTGATTACCTCGTAACTTGGGATGAGGGGTGGTCGAACAACACGGACGCGGCGGACTTCTGCGAGCCGCCGGCGGATGGCGCCTGCACGAACGTGTCGTCCGAGATCGCAGTGCCGATGCGGTGGAACAGCCGGACCATCTCGGGGTGATTCCCAAGGCCGGTCTGATCCATGAGGGTTTTCAGCTCGGGCGTGGCGAAGCGGTCCCGGGCTTTCAGTGCCGTGGCGAGCGAGGCGTCGAACTTGTCGCCGCCGAACTCCTTGTCGGCCTTGGCGTCCTCGGCCCACTTGGCAACCTGTTGCTGGTGCGCTTCGGCCTGCTTGGCCTGCACCTTTTCGATCAGTTGCGCGCCCAACGGCAGGAGCTTGTTGGCCTGGTCGTTGGTCAGGTTGAGTTCGCGGGCGACGCCTTCGAAGGCCGCCGTGGTGTCCGGTTCGAGTTCAAAGCCCTCGGGGGCGGCGAGCTCGTACTTCTCCGGCGCGCCGGTTACTTCGCCATCGGCCTTGGCGCCTTCCTTACTGGCCTCGGTCTTACCGGCCTCGGTGGTGGCGCTAGTGGCCGCATCGGTGGTGGTGGTCGTGGTGGTCTCGCTGGCCGCCGTGGCGGCAGCGGCTTGGGTCGTTGCATCGACGGCGGCCGTTTCCGTGGCGGTGGCGGCGGCGGTGGCTTGCTCGGACATGGGTTGGAACTCCGGAAACGAAAAAGCCGCCCGGAGGCGGCTTGGTGGTAGGCTCGCGGCGGCTCAGGCCGGGAGATGAAGGGATGTGGAGTGCTGCTTCGAAACGCTGGCGCGATCGCCTTGCATCGCGCGATGGATGGTTTGCGCTCTGGCTTGGCTTCCTCGCGGGCCTGTCGATCTGGTTCGCGTGGCATCACCTGCTGTTCGACGCCCTCTGGCCAGCCGCGCTCGCCGTCGCCTTCGCGGTGGTGCGCAACTAGTCCTCGTCAACCTCGCCGGCCGGGATCAACTCGCTGTGCAGCGGCTCGGCCATCAGCTCGGCGAAGCGACCCGGACACGCCATGTGGAACTCGCCGAACATCGTGGTTCCAACCGAACGCTGACCCTCGCGGAAGAAGGTCTCGCTGTTGCCGGTGAAAGTGGTCTGGAAAACGTGCGTCAGCGCCAGGTAGCGGCGCAGGTAACGGCGGAAGGCAGGCAGGTCCATCAGCGCACGGATGTCGGTCTGCTCGGCCTGCTCGATCAGGTTCGCGCGCTGTTTCTCGGCCTGAATCTGGCTGGGCGACTTACGTCCGCTCATCGACGATCCTGATGCGCATGCGCCGCTGGCAACCGATGGATGCGCCAGGCGGGTACCCGGGGTAGAGCTGGTGGATAGAGTCGAGCCATGCGGCCAGCCGGACACGCCACCAATATTTGGTGCGCTTCACATACGGGCGCTGCCATGGCTGAACCATCGCCGGCACCAACAGCGAGAAAAGACGGTACTGATATCGAATCTCGTAGATCATCCTGCTGCACCCGCGTTAACCGCCGCACCAGCCGCACCCAGCAACGACCCAGGCGAGGCGACCGCCCCACCCGCATCCTTCGCCGCCTTGGCGTACTGCGCGATCGCCGGGGCCATGGCCGCCATCTGCTGGGCCTGTTGCTGCGCCTGCTTGGCCTGGCGAAGCTGCGCCACCTGGTCATCGCTGCGCACGATCGCAGGCGGCACGCCGATGTCCCCGGCCATCTCGTCCACGGTCTGATCGAGGTCGACCTTGTCGATCACGGTCGGATCGAGTGCGGCCAAGCTGCCGACGAACTGCAGGAACTGGCCGATGCTCCCGGTCATCAGGAACTTGAGCGCCTGCGCCAGGATCGAGGTGTACTGGATCTGCAGCGCCTGACCCTGCAACTCAGGCGGTGGCGGCGGAATTAGCCCGGCGCTCAGCATGACCTCGAAGGTGATCTCGATCGTCGGGTCCAGCAGCTCATTGAACAGGCGCTGCAGCACCGGGCCGAGCATCAGCAACCGCTCCTGGTCGATCTTGCCGATCTCGAAAGCGGTCTTGCGCGGGTCGTCCGCCTGCCCACTGATCAGCAGGAACAGGCTGGCGTAGTAGGTGTCGCGGATGCGCTGGATGATGTCCTGCTTGTCCATCAACGCGCCTTGGTAGTCAGGCGTCACCTGATAGATCGGCGTGGCGGCCACCCTGCCCTCGTCGGCACTGACGAACGTCACCTGCCCAGGAAGGCGCCCCACGCCGCGGTTCTGCAGCGACGGATGCGCCGTCAGCGGCGGGTCAATGTGCTTGTCGACCGCCAGCGCGAACTGCTTCTCGCGCACCTGCAGCATCTTGGCATCGCCCAACGCGTCCATGCCGGGGCTCGATCCATAGATGTCCTCGCCCAACACATCCCAACGCGGCGCCATGAAGCGCTTGGCATCAAAGCCCGACTCGCGCAGAAAGGTCGTGGTGCCGCCACCGATCTCCCAGTAGCAGCTTGACCATGCCTTGTTCTTGCCGTCCATCTTGCCGGACTGGCGATCAGCGTTCGGGCACACCATGTGCGCCACTTGCACCAACTGCTCGTAGCGGCAAAGGTTGTAGGCATCGCGCACCCGATCGGAGCAATTCTCGATGCCGAACTTGTCCACCACCTGGCGAACGGTCATTTCCAGTTCGCGGTAGAGCGTGTCCACCTCGCGCCGATGGTCGGTCGCCAGCCAATAGCTGCCGATGGTCAGTGGGTAGAACCGCACCACCTCCTTGTCATCCGGCTCGACCCAGATCGGCGCTGTGCCGTAGTCGCCTAACTCGCGGTAGGCGGTCGGCAGGGCGTTGTAGAGGTTGGAGCGCTGCAGCGTGTCGCGCATGCGCATCTCAACGATCCACAGCCACTGCTTGACCGTGGCTACCTCCATCAGGTCCGGGTCGGCCGTGCTCAGGCGGAACCACGGCTTGGCCGGATTGGTGAGGCCGGAGGACATGCCGGCGGCCAGGGTCTTGCTCGCCATCGTCGGCGCGCCGTTGATGATGCGCTGATTCTTCTTCTGCCCGCGGTTGGTCTCGGCCAGGCAGAAACGACCGGACCGCGGCGAGATGAACTGCTGGATCTCGCGCCAGTGCGATTCCCAACTGGTGCGATCGTTCTTCATGGCGGCCGCGCGCTTCTTGTAGCGCTGGAGCTTGGTTTCCAGCGGATCGCGCGACGGCTGGTTATGGGCCATGATCAGTTTCCGATCAGCGTCTTGCTGGCGGTCGTCGGCGCCTGCTGCGCGCCGCTACCGCCGGTGAGGATGGTCGACTGCGTGCCGGCGTAGGCCTGCAGCCGGCGCTTCTCGGCAGCGGCACTCATCTGCGCCTGGTCATCGATGGCCTGCGAGGGCTGGATGACCGGAGTGATCGCGGCCGTCTTGGGCGCGCGCGGGGAGCCGCCGAGGCACATGGGTCAGTTCTCCAGGGATGCGTAAGGGTCGTAGGCAGCCGCGCTGCCCATCGGGTTGTAGGAACCGGCGACCGCGGCCTCCAAGCCACTGAACCGCGGCTTGGGCGATACCGGGTAGGCGAAGGTCAGTGCCAGCGCGTCGGCCAGGTCAGGCGAGCGACCCAGGCGCTTCTTGATCTGCTCCTTCGGCTCGATCAGGAACTGGTCGCCCTTGAACGAGTAGGTCGGCGTGGTCAGCTCGGCGATCAGGGCCGGGATCTTCGGTAGCGCCCCACCGGCCTTGATCCACTCGGCCATCGCAAACCACATTTCGGCGCGCTTGTTGGCGTAACGACGGTCACTGGCCTTGGCCGCGAAGTGGACGCCGATCGGGTTGCGGCCGAGCAGGTAGAGGTTGTCGATCCAGCCCCCACCGAAGCCGCCGGTGTTGTCGATGAACGTGGCGTCGCTGCTCCACTCCTGCTCTTTCTTCGCCACCACGCCGGCGCCATCGGTCGAGCGCACGTTGCGCATCACCTTGGGCTCGAACGCGACGATGCCCTGCCGCGGGAACATCACACTGGCGTCGTCACCCTCGCGCGCCACATCCACGCCGAGGATCTTCGCCGCGAAGTCGTAATCGCTCTCGCGGTGGTGGCGCTCCATGGCCGCGCTCACGTCCTCAATGCCCAGCAACGAGCGGAAGCCGCCCGGCGGGAACAGGCCCAGGATCGTCGCCATCACCCACGGGTTGTCGCGCCCGTAGGTGTCGATCATCTCCCGCGCATGCTCGATGCTGACGCGCGGGGTGCGCTTCGGGTCGTCGGGGTCGGCAGTGATCGGGATGATCACCCGGCCGCCCATGCGGTTCACGCAGGCGTCGTAGAGCAGGCCCTCGTTACTGGTCGGGTTGCCAGCCTGGATGATCGCGGCATCCTTCGGCAGGCCGGTGAAGATCTGCTGCGCCGCCTTGCCCACCGCCACCGGCATGTCGCCGGTCTCGTCCAGCAGCACGAATGGGAACTGGCTGTGCAGGCCCGACAGCGCGCGGCCAATTGCTTCCGCGTTGGCGTCCTTGGCGAACGATCGCGCGGAAAGAAACCACGTTTCCGGGTGATCGTTGGCGTAGATCTTTTCCTTGGTCCAGGTGAACGCCGCCTGCAGGAACTGCGATCGGCCGCGCCACTTCGCCAGCTCCGACCACAGGTTGTCCTTGAGGTTGTCGCCCGTGATCGACAGCGCCGCGCCCTTGGGATGCTCACCACGGGCCGCGAAGCAGGCAAGCCGGTGCCATCCCGCCCAGGCCAGCGTGGCCGACTTGCCCGGTCCCGTGCAGGCTTTCATCACCAGCTCGCGCTTCGGGTTCATCTCACCGCCCAGGGCGGTCAGCGCGTCAACCTGCCAGTGGTCCGGCTCAACCTCGAAGTTGTCGCGCACGAAGCTCACCGGATCGACGCGCCACTGGCGGATCCGGTCCTGCGCTGCGATGAAGGTCATTCGGGCTTGCCGGATCCAGAGACAAGCGCCTCAAGGGACAGGCTACCGCTGTGTTTGACCTCGGCCCGGCTCAACTTCGGCGCCGCGAACTCGGCCAACTTGGCGATCAGGTCTAGCGCCTTGGCCGGATCTTCGGCGGCGACCTGAGCAAGCCACCTGCCCACGTTCGCGCTGTTGTCCTCAAGGAGCTGGCGCACCGTTTCACGGAACTCGGCGTTTACCTTGTTCGGAGTACCAGCTTTTCGGCCCCCCGTCTTCGGAGTGCCGGGTTTGCGTCCGGCCATTTGTAGAACTCTCTAGTATGGAAATTCAGTTACTGCCGCTCTACCTTCAGGATGGCTTGGAGGGCGCGGATTTGGTCGTCTGCGTCGGCTGCTGCTCGAACAACTCGTGCTGCACTCGCTGCTCGGTCGTCGGCGGCTGCATCAGGTTTGCCGGAACGGATGGGAGCCTGGGGCACGTCACAGCGCCACTCGGGACGGAGGCGCACCCGCTCAGCGCGGAGGTCAGCAGCAAGCTTGTCAGCGCGGCCTTGAGCATCGTTCTTGTCCTGTTCGTACTGTTGGGCAATGGCCTGGAACTGTTCGGCCTTGGCATGCTCATCCGCCCTCGCCTTCTCGGATGCCTTCAGGTCGGCGTCCAGTTGAGCCGCTCGCGACTGGGCCTGATGCTGTAGATCACGGGAAACAGCGAGAGCCCCACGAAAGTGCATGGCGAGCATGCCTGCCGCGACCACCAGCACGGCAAGAGCGGCAAGCAGGTACTTAGACATGGCTCGCCCCAAGGCACACCGCCGCCTCATCCATCCGCCGGTTCTCCAGGCCCTTGCTCACGGAGCGGCCGACGTACTTCCACCGCGTAAGCTCCGAACAGGCGCGGGGCCAATCATTGAGTTGCGCGGCCAGTTGCAGCGTGGAGCCGCACACCACCTTCGGACCGGCGTTGTAGACAGCGCTGGTCAGTGCGCCTTCGATCTGTGGCAAAAGCGGCATTGGCAGGCACCGCTTCACCGCGGCGTTTGCCACAGCCATGTCGCGCGCCAGGAAGGCATCGCACTCAGCCTGCGTGTAGGCCTTGCCCTGCAACACATCCGCGCCCGTGTGGCCGTAGCAGACGGTGAGGATCCCGCCCGTGTCGCGGTACGCGGTGTAGCGGACGCCTTCCCACCGGACAATCAATCCACCAGCAATGGCGAGCGCCGCCGAAGCGACGCCAGCGAGGACCTTAGGGCTTGGAGCTGGCATGACTTTCTCGCCACGGCTTGATGATCCTCGCCCAGAGGAAATGGCAAATCATCAGGGCCGTGTAGATCGACGCCAGGATGTAGGACACCGTGTCCCACCTCACACCCGCCAGTGATGTCACCGTAACAACGGCTGGAGGCGTCAATTTCAGGGCGTCGGAAACGTGCTCTGCCTGCATTGCAGCCTCGCGTCAGTCAGTGCGGCGCGGGGCCGGCTTGATGGTGGCGACCTTGCCGCCGGATTCGTGCTCGACTCTTGGCTTACCCATCTCGGCGATCAGGTCGGCCAGCGGCTGCTCGCCCTTGCCCGGAATGCCGGCGTAGGGCGTGCCGTCGA